TTCCCTGGTAAGCTTCGTCACCTCGGGCCATCTTTTCAGCATGCATTAATTGTGCATCTGACATTGCCATTTTCGTTCTCTGCTTGTTAGCATAAATCTTACTTCCAGCAGAAACGGCTAATTTAATCGCCGATAACCACATAATTAGTACGCTTTAGAGTTTCTTTTCTTTTCTGCTAACATTCTTCTCTGACCACCAACTGGCATTTCAGGTTTTCCTGTAGCAATATAGTTAAAAGCTTGGTCAGCAGTAGTTTTTGATCTAGGATCTACTTCAATACTCTGTTCAGCAACTTTAACATCTTTTATTTTATCAAGTTTTTGCATTTTTTACTCCTTTTTCTTAATTATCGTCTATCATAACTTGAGCTTGTTGTACACCCGTCTTTGCAAGACTAACTCCAGCACGTAATTTTGCTAAATCTTCGTTTTGTTCAAGCTTATCTTCTGAAATTTCTTTAGCTTGCATTAATTTTGCTCTATTTAAGTCTTGATTTGCTTGATCAGCGTCTTTTTTACGTTGATTTTCCATTGCTCGAAGGTCAACTTCACGTGATTTTAGTTTTAAAAGTGGATCTGCATCAAACTGTGATGTAATTTCTTTTTCTTCTTTAGCAAAATCTGCTGTTAACTCTGCAATTAACACAGATTTTCTAGCTTCTATGTCTTGTGAGATTTTTTGTAGCTGTTGTTGGGCTTGCGGGTTTTGTTGTGCCATCATTTGTAGCTGTTGTGCTTGTTGTAAAACATCTGCAAACTCTAATTCTACCTGTTCTTGTGCCATTAGACTAATATGTTCTAAAATATTTTTTTGCATGGCAGCCATAATTGGTGGATTATTTCTAACCATATTAGTTGACATAAAATTTAAGTGCGCTGTAACGTGTGCTCTGTGATCTTGACCACGAAAAGCTTGAAAAGGTTTACCACCCAACGCATTAATGTGTTCTAACGCTGGATCCATCGGCTGCATTGGAGCTGGTGGAGGTAATACCGCGTCTATATTTTTTATACCTAACGCTTCATACATTTGTCTATATGCAAAATACAGATTATGTAATTGTGGATTTGATGTTGCAAGTTGTAATTCTGTTTGCGCCATTGTAATTCTTTGTGCCATTGAAAAAATGTTTGGATCTGCAACAGGTAATATATCTACTCTATCATCAAAATCTGTTTGTTTAATTTCTCTGGTAGCACCAACAACATCATACGGATAAACTGGTGGTAAATATGTTTTAAACACTTTTGCAAGTAATTTAAATTCTGTTCTCATTGCAGAGTATAATCTTTTGTGAATTGCAGACATAACTCTAGAACCACGCTCAAGAAGTGCAACTGTAGTTCCAACTGCGGCTTGTTGATTACCGTCACCAACTTGCATATCAGCGATTGCTGCAAATCTTTGACCTGCACCAACAACAACACCCATTAATTGTAATAATGTTGGAGATGGTTCCTTATATGGTAAAGGCATAAACGCATCTCTAAGATTACCACCTGGTGCATCTACATCTCTAAACTCACCTGGTTGTAATGGTGATGCTTCATCTCTTACTCTAATACCTCTTTGTTTAAATCCTGCTGGCAGGTTTGATAGTGTACCTGCATCTAATAATTGACGGAGAGCATCCGTTGCGGTTCTGCTCAATCCGCCAATCATGTGTATTAATCCAAAGCCATAAAACCCTAAACCCGGTAAGAATTTAAAATGGACAAAATAATGGATTTTATTTCTCTTTGGATCAGTTGGTTCATAATTACGTCTAATAGATAAAACTTGTTGACTAGCTTCTTCTACAGTAACTATGTAAGGTAATTTAATTCCTGTTGGATTTAACTCATCATCTTTATCTTCAAAACCTTCTAAATCTAAATTGATATGACACTCTAACAAAGTATAAATATCTTCTTGTTTTCCAGTTTTTTTAGTTCCAGAAAGTTCTCGTTCTTTTTTAGTTAACTCATCGTTTTGATTTACACCTGGTGGTCCAAGTTCTACATCAGAATAAAAACCACCTACTTGTTGTTTTCGTAAATCATTTTCAGAAATTTTTATTGTGTGGATAATTGATTCCGCATCGTCTAATGAGGTAGCCGTATACGGAACAATTAAATCCTCGGCAGGTATAAATTTACTTACCGCTCTTCCCAATAAATCATCATAATAAACTTTTTTAAATGTAGAACCTGCAAGTGGTAGATGAAATAACATTTGATCAAATTCTGGTTCATACTCTTCCATCTTCTCCATCAATTCATAATTCATGTAATCCTTAACACGTTGTGATTGTGCTTCTTTTGCAGGATCAGGTTTACCAACTAACTGAGTTCTAACAGGTCCTTCTGCTGGTAATAATTCTTTGTAAGCTCCAGCTTGAAACTGTGTAACAGCTTCCGCAAGAACTGGGTGAGTTGCACCACTAGCTCCTTGAAATGGCTCTGTTCTGTTTTCGTATTTAAATCCTAAAAGATCTAAACCTTGTATGTAAGATTGTTCCCAATCTTTTCTTGATGTTTTGTATTCTTTGTAATTGCCAACTAGTTCTAAACCAATTGGTTTTAAAACATCTTCTGGTAATAATTCTGCTAAATTATCAAAGTGTCCTGGTTGACCTTCTATGTTTACTTTACTTGGATCAAAGTTTACTTCAACGCTTCCATCTTCATTAGGTGTGACCTCGACTCCAGGATCTTGGGCCTCTACGGCTTTCTCCTGTTCGATTTCTATTTCTTCTTGAGGATCAACCTCGATTGATGTTTTTACGTTTGGTAACGACTTGTCTATATCTGCCATTTATATTCTCCGGGTTTGTTATCTTAACTTGTTTTAAGGGAACATTCAACCCTTGTGGATTAGGTCCTCTTTTAGGTGGTACTGTTCTTGTTAGTTTTTTGATCATTTGTTTCTTTTAACCTCATCCAAAAATCTGTATACATCATTTTCATCTATTGGATTTGCTGTTCCAGGACCTGAGCCCTCATCTAATTCTACATTATCATAGTATTTAAAATTATCTGCTGCCTCTTTCTTTTGTCCTTTTGTTAAACCCAATCCTAATTCTTCTAACGCTTCAACCACAGCATCTGCCTCTTCTTTAATATCTAAATTTACAGCAGAGTCAAAACTTGTATCCTCAGGTCCCATACTATCAGTATCAACTGTCTTATACTCAAACTCTGGTGCCTCAACCTCTACATCATATTTTTCTACCGATTGTGGAAACTCTGGATCAGATAATAAATTTTGTTTTGCTGATTGACCAGGTCTGTAAGTTATGGTGACTGGAAGATCCATATCATAATAACTTGTCGTCCAATCTAGTGTAATCTCACCACTTCTATCATTTTTACTCATCAATACTTTTTTCTTACCTAGTTTTGTATCAAGAGTCATTTCAAAAAAATCTGGTTCTATACCTTTTATGTCTCCCCTAGATTTTAAAAGACCTTTTCTTTCGATAGCGTACACCGCATCTTTAAACCACGCAGGCATACCTTGAACAGTGTTATCCATGATAGGTGCTGCTCTTGCAACCTTAGCAACTTTTGGTGCTACGTCCATAAGACCAAGCATCTTGGCCATGACAACCGTTGCACCTGCACCTGTTGCTTGTAAAAATTCTCTTCTATTCATTCCTCGTTGTTCTAATACTTCATCAACTTCTTTTTCTAATATTTTTTGTGTAACTTTATCATTTGGTAGATTTCTAGCTTTTGCGAATGAGTTTATTAATTTAAGACCCGGGAATATTGGAGCAGTGACCTCGGCTCCAAGACCAAGAGTGTCTGCAAAAACTTTTGGACCAGCAGTTGAACCTCGATCTATTTGTTTCTGTTCTTCTTTTTCGATTAAACTAGCAAGACCAACTTTTTTTTCTAATGATGTTGGAGTTATGTTTTCTAGAAACTCTGAAAATATTCCTGTGCCTTTAATATTCGATGGCATTACATCTGTGTAATCTTGCACATAGTTATTACCAGTTTTTTTAATTTTAAATGCAGGTTTTTGTATAAGATCTGAAACCAATTTTCCTGTTGCAGGTAATACTCTTGCACCAAACTCACCAATACGAACACCTGATCTAGCTAACACATCTGCATAGTATGGATAGTTTCTTGGATCAATAATATCATTAAAGACTTCTATTGGATTTTTTGTTTCTTTGTATGTTGATAACTGTGGAAGTTCCGCATCTTCGTTTGTTAAAAAATATTCTAGTTGTGTTGCAAAATCTACATCGGCTCCTGCTGCACCACCGTTGCTAAAGTCAGCTCTTGGTAGTGGAGTAATTTCAA